ATACGACTGTCAGGAATATTTAGTATACCGATAAAAAGAAGGGGCGGCAACAGCCGCCCCTTCAAGAAACAGATTAGGCCGCACCGGGAGTACCAAAAACGGCACGCCAATCTGAAACACCAAAGCTATAACGCTCTCGTGCTTTGAAACGCATGTTGCCTGTATCAAAATCGCCTTCCATAGCGGTTTTGATAGGTGAACGGTTAAAGAATTTAAATCCGTTCGGCGCGTCTGTTTTGATGAAAAAGGCATCGGTATCAGTGAGGAAGTGATTCACCACTGCTCCTTCTGGAATCATGCCCATATTTTTCATCGCATTTGCGTCGTTATCGGCTGTGCCGGGACGCAGGTTAGAGTTAATCACTCGCTCTGCAATAAATTGCAGTTCTTTCGGAATGATAAGTTTTGTGCCACGAACTGCGACTTTCAAACCACGCTCATCCGTAAAGCCAGCAATGTCAATCAGCATCTGCTCAAGCGAAGTCTCGTTGAGGTCAGATGCAACTGAAAGAACATTCCGCTGGTTTCCGGAAAGAGACGGGTGTGAAGAAGAGCAAAGTGCCGCGCCATCACCAATCGGGTTGCTGGTGCTGAACGCGTTGTTCAGAATAGCAGCAGCTTTGATTTGCTTGGTCTGGCTCATGGAGCGTGCCAAAGCTTTGGTGTAACGAGCGGCAAGACGATCATAAAGATTGTCTTCAACTGCTTCTTCAGTGATTGAAAACGCCAGTGCAATCGTTTCATGAGTGTAACGAGCCGTAAATGTCTCTTGTGCACTGTCAAAAGTGATGGCGGTGCCTTCACCTTTCACGGGTGCAGTTGAGAATCCACCCAACATTACCTCTTCTTCAAAAGCACGATCCGAAGTCTCTTCTTCAAAAATTTCGGCGTGTTCATTGTCGTAGCGGTCATACTCAAGGCCAAACAGTGCATTCAGTCCGGGCTCAAGCTCTTTCGCTAGTTGTGCGCGAGAAATAGCCATTTTCTATCCCTTCCTTAAATGCCCGTTGAGGTCGCAGTTGTCTGCGAGTCAAAACGGCTAGTGTTGGCGTTGAAATGTGCGTTCAACCGTACAATCAGCGGAATGCCTGCGGCTGTGAAATCGTTATTGGCTTCGTCATCAACGATGCCTACGATCCGGAGCGGCAGGGTAGCTGTTACAGCGATTGAAGACACGCTAAGTGCTCCATTTGCTGAACCGGTGCTTGTTGAACCGGTACGAGCAGATGTTCCCAAAGAAGCGTTAGCAAACACACCGGCAAGTGCGGTTGCACGGTCCGTAAGTGATGCGTCAGAAGCGACTTTGAAAAGTTGATTAGGGTCGTCAGCAACAAACGCTTTTACCGGAAAATTGGTATCAACGCTTACGCTATTCGATCCCGGCCAATAATTTTTGAATACTGTTTTCTTCAAAGAACTATCGACATACTCTACGCCCATCAGGACACCAAGTGCTGGTGTAGTGCCACCACTAGTGGCACCAGCTTGATCAATTACACCGGCAGCAGTAGGAACTACTATACCAAATTGAAACAAGGCATTCGTGTTGTCGCTTGCAATTTCATACTGAGTCACCCCAGTTGAATTAGCTGCACTTCCAACAAGCCCGATAGGACGAAGACCAAAGGCAGTTTCTTGATTTGCCATTTTGTTTTCTCCTAATCAGGCGGTCCTTATTTTTGTGGACCGCCAAAGGTTACACGAGTCTGACGATCAGGTTTATTGATCGTCATGGATGAATGTGAGTTCTCGCGCATCATATCGTGGTCCACTGCTTCCATTTGATCAGCATTCCTTTGATTAAAGTAATCCGATCTTTCTTGGATGGTTTCCACGGGAATCCGTGCAAGAATCAAACCTCCAACGCCAAAAACACCTTCATATTTACCTGATTCAACAACTGGGGCTTCAAAATCAGGGTACTCGTCCTTACGAACTAACTCCCAACCTTCGCGCATTTTTGCGCTTACGTTTTTTGTATCGTCAAAACCACGAGCTTCTGCTCTGATCCAACGATGTTTGAAACCATCTGGTGCAGGCGGTGCATCTAGCATTGAGGGGGGAGCCCACGGTTTACGCCTTTCCGTACTCTCCCTAGATTGTTTTGCGCGAGAAGCACGTTTTGCCGTACCTTCATTGATTTGATCGTCCGTCATAACCTTACTCCTTCACGTATTTCGCGTATTCTTCAAGCGGCACACCCAATTTTTTAGCTATGGAAATCTGGCTAGGGGTGAGTCTAACCTTTTTTCCTCTACTGCGCCCACCGGTAGAGCGGGATACTGAAGCAACATTCTGGGCGGACCTCTTGCTTCCCCGTTTGTCATTTTGAGCAGAATCTAGTTTGTGAGGAAACTCCTCAACCATCCTGCTATCCAATTCACTATAGTACTCATCAGAAGAAGGGTCAAATCCCTCATCTTCGATAAGCTTTTTGTGAATACCAAAAGCAGCATAAGTCATGGCTTCGTCTGACCCAAACCACTCATTTTTTTCCGCCCATTTTTGTGCTTTTGGGTCCGGTTCTTTGTAAGCTTGTTGAGGCTGTGCCGCTGGCGTCTGTTGCTGCTGTTGATAAGCAGCTTGCTGTTGCAACATTGCTTGCTGCTGTTGAGCGACTCTTTCTTGTTGCACTTTTGCCTGTTGGGCACGGTCATTTTCAATAGCCAGTTGTGTCAGTTTTTTTTGTGCTTCTACAACTTGAGCAGAGTCACCTAATTCAACAGCACGAGCTAATTCCGCTTCAGCAGAACTAATTTGTGTTTCAACGCGATTGCTGTATTCAGAAACATAGTTCTGATCCATGTTTTGTATGCGCTGTTTAAACTGGCTATTTTCGCTCTGCACCTGTTGCGCGTAACGTATGGCCTCCTCTTTATC